GTTCAAAGTTTATCACACATACGGCGATGACGAATACAACTGCTGCATCATCGACCCGATACTGATTGATGCAGTGTCACTCAAAGATGCGTCTGATGCATGGAATAGGAGGGTTGACAATGGCTGAATACACGAAAGTTAAAACAGCACGGACGGTCATCTGCGAATTATGCAACGAGCTCTACCCAGACGATCCTTGTGAACCGGCATACTGTGACTGGATGCGGATGCTCGAAGAGGACGCGCTTTCCTGCGACAACTGCAAATGGCTCGGCAAGCGTTACCAGAAGTGCTCCTGCTGCCTGAGAAATCACGGTATTAAAGACAACTATGAGGGGAAAACGCCATGACACACAAAGACTTTTCAACGATTCAGCGCATGTTAGGTTTCATCGAGGGAGCTATATTTGACCACGACAAAAGCGTAAACTGCGGCATTCTCGACGCTATTGAAGTTATCGATGCAATTCTTGAAAAAGAAGTGCGAACGGACGGAGGCGATGACAATGGCTAAATACATGAGCAAAAAAGATGTTGTTTTCTATATTCGCAAAGAAGTTGAAGAAGCACAGAGCGCTTTTGAAGAGCTGGGCGGTGAAAGCGGAATAATTGCCGAAGCCTTTGAAGATTTGGCAAACGAGCTTGAAGATTTCCCCGCCACCGACGTTGCGCCTGTACGGCATGGAAAGTGGGTGCATTCTCGCTATGAAAACTGCTCAGAGCAGTTTGAAATGGTAAAGTGCTCGTGCTGCGGGCGTGAAGCTTATGCTATGGCGTTTTATGTGCGCGACGGGAATTACTGCCCAAACTGCGGAGCAAAGATGGACGGATGAAGAGTGGAGGGTGAAGAAAATGATTGATATCCACCAGACAATCAAGGCAGGGGCAGAAAGTATTTGCCCAAGCTGCGATCATTACCCCGTTTGTCGAGCGGTTGATAATCAACCTTGTGCAGAGTGCAACCAATATGCGCCAGTTGCACAGCACGGGAAATGGGTGTCGCTTGTCGTAAAACGGGAAGATTGGAAGGGCGTTTTGCATGATTTCTATCAGCCATATAGTTGCTCAATTTGTCTTGCGCCAAACACATTTATGGGAGAAAGCGCGTTCTGTCCCCATTGCGGTGCAAAAATGATAAAGGAGAAATAAAAATGTTTGGTCTTATCTCAAAAAAGAAGCTACAGGAAATTCTAGAATTTCTTTACAAAAACAACGACACCGAAAAAACAATCGGAGAAACCGTCGAGGAGCGCGTAAGGGATTTTTATTTCCGCTGTGGCGTTGCCAATGCAGTTAATTATGTCGGCAACAAACTCAATATAGATCGCAGTTGGCTGGGGAGGGGAAGTGCGGAATGAACGACTGCGAATCCTGCATCCACTACCCGCCGAGCGCTGCGGACGGAAAGCCCTGCTGCTTCTGCGAAACGACAGACCCGCTGCTGAATTGCTCTTAGAGAAAGGATGATGACATCGATGTATGAAGAAAAAATCGTATGGCACGAGATCACCGTGCGCCCGTTGACAGAGGAAGAAAAAGCCGAGTACGCCGAGAGCGGGTACGCTGACTACGAAATCCCGGAATATATATTTTCCTGCGAAATGCCGAAGGACGGGCAGGACATCCTTATTGCTACAAGCTGGGGCGTTTCGCAAGACTTGTGCATGATCGATTGCGATGAGTGCAACAATCTGTTCGAGCTTGAAACACGCGGTGATTGGGACGGCGTGAAAGCATGGGCGGACATGCCGAAGTATAAAGGCGGTGACAGCGATGCATAAACCATGCTACGGCAAATGCCCCCGCTGCGTGTGGCGGTTGAATGGGGGGTGTAGTGAATGGCAAGGCTGATCGATGGTGATCGCTTGTTCGATATCATAGAAGGCAATGTGCCTGCTCCATACGAAGATTCAAGAGAGGCAAAAGAAGAGTGCCTAAGCATAATTTCAGAGGCGCTTACGGTTGACGCCGTCCCCATCCCAAAGCTTATCGAGCTCCGGGACCGGCTCAACGAGGACTGCCTCATCACAATGCGCGGACTACATGATCTCAATATGCTGATCGCCAAATACGAAGGAGGGAAAGACCATGCGCTTGATTAACGCAGAAAGCCCGCAGAACAGAATATACGTTTCCGATCTCGTAATCGAGGAAATGAAAAAGATTCCGACGGTCGATATTGACCGCCCCACCCGCAGCCAGTTTAAGCGCATGGCGGTGCAGCTTGGGTATGAGCTGGTCGTGCATTGCAAGGACTGTAAACACCGAGACCCAGAAGACAAGCGGTGCGATTGTGGCTGTTGGCATACCCCGTTTACGACAGACGATAATGATTTTTGCCGCTACGGAGAAAGGAGAACCGATGAGTAAAGCAGTAATGATAAGCATCCGACCCCGCTGGTGTGAGTTAATCGCAAATGGCGAAAAGACCATGGAGGTTCGGAAGACGCGACCGAAGCTGGAAACTCCGTTCAAGTGCTATATCTACTGCACGAAGCCGCGATTTGAACACGAGGATTTCTTCGCGCTGGTGGGAAAGCAAGGCTTTTATGGCGGCGGGAAAGTTATTGGCGAGTTTGTGTGCGACCAAATTGCTCAACTTGTACCGAGCTTCAGAGAACCGGCGGAATACCGAATCGTGGACGATAGGGGCTGGGCATATCCAATCGAACTGATGCTCGAAGAGGCGTGTGTAACGGCAGAGTTGCTTTTCGTTTATTTGGGCGGAGAGAATGGGGCCGTTTGGAACATCTCTAATCTGAAAATCTACGACAAACCGAGAGAGATATCTGAGTTCAAAAAGCACAACTGTGATTGCTACTTCGACAATTTCGGCATGGCAGCTCCGAAGTGTTCAGAATGTACGAAGTGCAATCTAATGAGACCGCCGCAGAGCTGGAACTATGTGGAGGAGATACGCGATGAGCAGTAAATCCAAGCGCAAGCCGAAAGACGTATCCATGCACAAGGCCGTGTCCATCGCCATGACGATCTTCGTCTGGGCATGGATGTCCTGCTTCCATCCATCGCAGGAGGACGTGAACCGCATGTCTGACGAGGTGCGCAACATCCGCGAGAGCGTGAACAGCAAGAACCTCAACATCTGGGAAGTCAGAGACGCCATAAAGGACGAGTTCGGGTGGGAGATTTGACAAACTGCCTGAACTGCGGAGCGCCGATCACTGGGAGCGTGTGCGAGTATTGCGGGACAAGGTACGGGGCTACGGTTTCCGTTCCTGTATCGTCTCCTCCGGTGATATGTGAGACGGTAACGATCTACACCATAGACGGCGAGATATATCAAATCGAACGGTATGGAGAGTTTTAACTTTGAACGATGAAAAGTATGTGTTCATTACTGACTGCGCAGAGAAGAAGCGAACGGCGCGTGGCATACATAATAAGCGCACCCACGCCGGAAAGGGCGGGAAAGTCATCTTCCCGTCCGACTATCTTACAAGAAAGGAACGAGAAGCAATGAATGGCGAAGTAAAGACCTACGCTCTTAACCGTCCCATGCGTTGGAAAGAATTTAAGATGCTCCCGGACGATGTGCGCCGGGAGTACATAGAGAATCTACAGAAGCGCTTCGACGTGCAGCAAAAAGACCTTGCCGCCATGTTCGGCGTTTCTGTTCAGACGGTGGGCTTGGAGACTAAGAAGCTCGGCATCAAGTTTCCGCACCGTGGAGGATGGGCGAATACCAACAACGGCGGGTTCCGTGCCTTTTGCGCCGAGGAGACGAAAGCCGATCATGTAGAAGCGCCGCCGGAACCGGTGCATTCCACGCCGGAAGTTGCTGAACCGTCGGAGGAGGTCAAAGCTCCTGACGCTCCGCCGGTACAGAATAGGGGGGGCGCTCCCAAGAGTGGAAGCCTCTGTTTCGAGAACACCACGACCACAGAAGCGCTGAACCTCGTTTACTCCGTCCTCGGATCCGTGAGCATGGCAAAGTTAAGCGTTTCGTGGGAGGTGTGAAAAGATGTGCCTGACAATCGAAAATTCCGCACAGAGCGTTTAACGCTGCGAGAACGGAGGTAAAATGAGCAAGCCGAGATACAAGTGGTGGGGGTTCGTGAAAGCGATCATCCGGGCGTACCCGATGCATTGTGAGGATTTGCGGAATATACGGGAGCAGTCTGTTGTTCCCGCATACGGCGCAACAGGACGAGGGACGGGCGTAAACCGAGCCGCTGAAAGCGTCGCCTTGCGCGAGCTGCCTTTCGATGATATGAAAGAGTATTTAGCTGTCGAAAAGACCATACGGGACACCATGCGGTATCCTAATGGCGCGGATCGCGTAAAGCTCATCGAAATGGTGTTTTTTAAGCGCACACATACTTTGCATGGGGCAGCTATGGCCCTGTTCGTTTCCTACGGAACCGCTAAGAACTGGCATAATAAATTCATCGAAAGAACAGCAGAGAACTTTGGGCTTACAAAAAAAGGGGCAGTCGAATGACTACCCCTTTGCTTTATATTTCTTTCCCGTCCGGGAAAACAAAGCCGATATGTGGTTCTGCGCCAATGGCTTTCGCAATAACGCACCATTCTTCAACGGAGAATTTTCCTGTATTTAGGCGCTTGCTTAACAGTTGCGGAGACCAGTTTAGGCGGCGGGCAAGCTCTGATTTGCTCATCCCTGCGTAAGCCAGCGCCATATCAACTAATTGTTTAGCGGTCATTGGATCACCCCTTTCAATCTGATTGTAAACTATATACTTTTGTTTGTCAAATAAAACTTTTCAAAAATAATCCAAAAAGTTCAAAATAACAGTTGACATTATAAACTGAATAGTTTATAACTACTACTGTAAGCTGAATAAACAAGCCGACAGGCAGAAAGGAAATTGAAATGAACGCGACAGAAACGATCATCCGTATCATCCGCAACAAGATTGCAGTCATGAACACCGTGAGGAAAGAAACTTCGTTTGAAACGATGGAAAGATTCAGACATGAGCTGAATGGGATGATGGTTTGCTTAAAGAATGTTTCTTCGGCAAACCACTTCTACTGCATCAACTATCTCGATGACGGCGGTTTTGAGTTCGGTTACTACGACGAAGCCGGTAAATGGTTTTCCATCGAAAAGTAAAACGTGAGCCGGAGGGCGGCGGCTAAACCGCCCGGAAAGGAAGAACAGGCAATGAAAGGCATTAAATTCGAGAAAGACCAGATTCAGGCAGTATACGACGAAGTAGCTCGCCGGATGCAGCAGTTCTATACTGATGAATACACCGAGCGGGAAGCGGAAGAAGAACACCGCGCGATGCGGCAGGGTGTGTATTCTGTCCTGTCCTCACTGGCGATCAACTGGCCGGAAGTCCGCTGCTGGACAGACGAGATCGAAGCTAAAGAAGCTCACCAGCTGGGGGTGTGATCAATGAGAGCTATCGACGCAGACAGCCTTTATGAATTTTTCAAGGAACGGCGGCTTGAGCTTATTGAAGCTTGCGAATTGAACTGTGGAAGCACACCGTTTGCCGAAGGGCGGCTTGCTGAAATTGGCAGGATCATGGGGATGCTTAAAAGCGAAAGGTTCACGCCGACGGTGAAAGATTAGCCTAAAAAGCCAAAATCAAGTGCTATAATGGGTACACTCGAAAGAGCTGGAAGCGATTCCGGCTCTTTTTTGTTGGATGCGGAAAGGAAGGAACTGAAATGGAACTTGTCAAAAAGCCGTTAAGGGACATCGTCCCTTATGAAAAGAATCCCAGAAAGAATGATGATGCTGTGGCTTATGTCATGGAGAGCATCAAGCAGTGTACCTATGTTGCTCCTATCATTGTGGATGAGGACGGCGTGATTCTTGCCGGGCATACGAGATACAAGGCATTGAAGAAGCTAGGCTATAAAGAAGCGGACGTTCTTATCAAAGAGGGGCTGACGGAGGAGCAGAAACGGAAATATCGGCTGCTGGACAACAAAACGAATGAGTTTGCCGAATGGGATGATGCGCTTTTATCGGAAGAACTTGCAGAGCTTGATTTCGAGGGCTTTGACTTCGGATTTTTTGAGGAAGAAAAAGAGAGCGAGCCTAACCAGTACAGCATGAAAGTCAATATTCCGCAGTATGAGCCGGACGGGATAAAGCCGAGCCTTGCTGACTTGTATAATACTGATAAGACGGACAGCCTCATTATGGAGATTGAGGCCGCAGATATCCTTCCTGAGCAGAAAGCGTTCCTTATTGCGGCGGCAAACCGGCATAATGTGTTCAATTACAGGAATATTGCGGAATACTATGCGAACTGTGCAAGCCCTGAAATGCAGGAACTGATGGAGCGTTCCGCACTTGTCATCGTCGATATCGATAATGCCATTGCTAATGGGTTTGCCGAGCTGCTTGACGGCTTGGTAGAGTTAAAGGACGGTGAGGGCATTGACGAGGAGTGAATACCGCGAATCTTTTGCTGTCTTTATTCTAAGCCATGGCAGAGCTGACGAGATAAAAACAGTAAAGATGCTGAAAGACAGCGGCTATACCGGAGACTGGTACGTTGTGATCGACAATGAGGACGACCAAGCCGATCAATACTTCTCTAAGTTCAGCGAACATGTCATTCAGTTTGATAAAAAGGCTGTTGCGGATGAGACGGATACCGGCGACACGGACAACGACCGCCGCGTTGGAGTGTTCGCAAGAAACAAGATATAAGACCTCGCCGAAGAGCGCGGGTACAAATATCATTTACAGCTTGACGATGATTTTACGAGAATTGATTTCCGCTATGTAGAGGACGACAGGCTTGTTACAAAGGCTTGCCGAGACCTTGACACGCTTTTCTATTACCTTGTGCGTTACATCGATAAGACGGACATTGCATGGCTGTCCTTTGCACTGTCGAGCGAATACCTCGGCGGGATCCGTGGAAAAAAGTATTTCATGGGGCTTAACCCGAAAACTATGGGATCGTTCTTGATGCGTGCTGATAAAAAGGTTAAATTCCGCATGCGCATGAATGATGATATCACCACGACGATAGATGAAGCAAGCCGGGGGCTGCTGATGTATTCTGTTATGTACTTACAGGTACAGACGCCGCCGACACAGCATATGCGCGGTGGAATGACGGACATATATCAGGATAACGGGACGTACCGGAAGAGTTTTTACAGCGTGATGTGCTGCCCATCGTTCGTTAAGATCGCAAAACAGGGCAGAGTAAATTTTCGCATCCATCATAAAATAAGCTGGAACAATTGCCGCCCGAAGCTGGTGAACGAAAAATGGAAAAAAACTACGATTACTTAATAGTTGGAACAGGGCTTGCAGGCTCTGTTTTTTCGTATATGGCGACAAAGGCGGGGAAGTCCTGCATTGCTGTGGATCGGCGCGACCATATCGGCGGAAACTGCTACCAAGAAAATGTTGAGGGGATAGCAGTTCATAAATATGGAGCGCACATTTTCCGCACGAACAATGACGAGGTATGGAAATTCGTCAATCAGTTCGTTCATTTCAATAATTTCATTAACAGCCCACTTGCCTGTTACGCAGGGCGGTGTTACAACCTCCCGTTTAACATGAACACGTTCCGGCAGTTGTGGGGTGTGAATTTCCCTTTTCAGGCGAAAGCGGAGATCAACCGCCAGAGACTTGTGCTTGACCATGAAGCGAAGAATCTAGAAGAACACGCGCTGTCGCTTGTTGGAGAAGACATCTATAAGATGTTTATCCGAGGGTACACCGAAAAGCAATGGGGCAAGCCGTGTTCCGAACTTCCGCCGGATATAATGCGGCGGATCCCTGTTCGGTATACGGCGGACAATAATTATTACAATGCGAAATATCAGGGCATCCCGATTGAGGGGTATAACAAACTCATTGAATCGCTGTTAAACGGTACAGACGTAGCCCTAAATACGTCCTTTGAAGAAGCAAAGGAAAAGTATAAGGCAAAGAAGATCTTTTATACTGGCGCACTCGATGAGCTTTACGGATATGAGTATGGCGAACTCCTGTGGCGAAGCCTGCGCTTTGATCAAATGACGGTTGATATAGACAACTATCAAGGTGTGGCTGTAGTAAATTACACCGAGAGCAGAATCCCCCATACTAGGGTTATAGAGCATAAGCATTTCGTTTTTGACACAGAAAGCCCGAAAACCGTACTGACAATCGAATACCCTGACACATGGGAAAGAGGGAAAGAACCTTTTTATTCTGTCAATAACGCAGAGAGCGAAGCCCTGTACCAGAAATACCGGTCGAAAGCGGAAAAGGACGGTCTAATCGTTTGTGGCCGTTTGGGTGATTATAGATATTATGACATGGCCGAAACCATAGAGAGCGTTCTCGCGTTGTCTACGAGGTGCTTATATGGCGAAGACTGCTGAACAGCTCGGAGCGTTTAACAAATATCTGAATAAGCAGCCCAACGGGAAAGGCCGACCGAGCCTTGTTTTGAGCGTCGAGGGCAAGCAACTGGTCGAGATGCTGTCCAAATACATGTGCACCGATGAAGAAATGGCTGGAGAGCTTGGAACAACGGTAGAAACGCTGCATAACAAGAACAACCGCGAAACATTCTTAGACTGCAAAAAAAGAGGACAGGCCAGAGGCAAAGTGAGCTTGCGCCGTAACCAGATGAAGCTATCGGAAACAAATGCGACAATGGCGATATGGCTTGGCAAGCAAGTTCTCGGACAGAAAGACTATCCTGATCCGGAGGTTGATAGAGGGGCGGTTATTGAATGGGACATATAAAAATGTCAGAAATGCTTGCCCCTGTATTCTATGACTTTGCGAAAGATGTAATGCGGCACGGGCATACGCATTACGACATTCGCGGCGGTCGAGGGAGCCTGAAATCATCAACCGTATCCCTGCTTGTACCACAGTTGTTGATCGCCAATCCAAATACTCACGCGCTGGTGCTTCGTAAGGTCGCAAACACTTTACGGGACAGTGTGTTTAACCAGTACATGTGGGCGATTGCCGAGCTTGGCATGGCAGGGCTATGGTATGCAAAAGTCAGCCCGATGGAAATTTTCTACCGCCCGACCGGGCAGAAGATCATGTTCAGAGGCGCAGACGATCCGATGAAGATCAAATCTATCAAGGTGCCGTTTGGGTATATTGCCGTTACGCACTTTGAGGAAAAAGATCAGTTTTCCGGCAGGGCGGAGATACGAACAATTTTGCAGTCCACGATGCGCGGTGGAGACAAGTTCTGGAATTTCGAGAGCTACAACCCGCCTATTAGCCGCGATAACTGGGCGAACGTTGACAGCGCAGAAGAAAAGCCGAACCGACTGTGCCACATAAGCACCTACCTTGATGCGCCTAAGAGTTGGCTCGGCGAGGAGTTCATAAACGAAGCCGAATACCTTAAACAGACTGATGAAAGAGCGTACCAACACGAATACCTTGGTTTGCCGGTAGGCACGGGCGGCAACGTATTTGAGCGGTTGGAGCTGCGGGAAATTACAGACGATGAAATAAAGCGTTTTGACAGGATTTATCAAGGCATCGACTTCGGTTGGTATCCTGATCCTTTTTGCTTTATCCGCATATATTATGACGTTGCCAGAGAAACGCTGTATCTGATCGATGAGCATTACGTCAATAAGACGAGCAACGAAGATAATGCCGCATGGATACGCGAACACCATTATAATGATTTCCCGATTACGTGCGACAGCGCGGAGCCGAAAAGTATCGTGGACTTTCGCGCGAGTGGAGTAGATGCGAGATCGGCAATAAAGGGGCCGGGAAGCGTTGAATACGGTATGAAATGGCTGCAACGCCGAAAGATCGTTATTGATAAACGCAGGACGCCGAATGCATACAAAGAGATCGTCGGCTATGAGTATGAGCGAAACAAAGACGGCGAGATCATCAGCGGATACCCAGATAAAAACAACCACGCAATAGACGCTATCCGGTATGGGATGGAACCGGCATATAGACTGTACGGAGTGAGAGCATGAACATATACGAAGTTTTGCGGAAAAAGGGATATACCACTATCCCGGAAAGTTTTTATACTTATATCGCTAATTGGCAGAGCTGGTATGATGGCTGTGTAAAGTCGTTTCATAATTATAAAGTATGGAATGGCATGAAATTTATAAAATGCAGCCGGTATTCGCTCGGCATGGCGAAAAAGGTATGCGAGGATTGGGCGAACTTGCTATTGAACGAGAAATGCAAAATAACCCTTGAAGGCAAGAAAGAACAGGATTTTATTGATTCTGTTTTTATTCGCAACAACTTTTCCGTAAAGGCTAATGAAATGCAGGAGATCAAGGCGGCGCGCGGAACGGTTGCGTATGTTCCAACTGTCGTTAATGCCTCTGTGGACGTAAACACTGGCGAGGTAAACGCGAGCGGCGGAGAGATACGAATTGATTATGTGCCCGCTGATCTCATCCTCCCGCTGACTTGGGAAAACGGCATCGTCAGCGAATGCGCGTTTGGCTCTCACAAGTCCGTTGAGAAAGACACATACCTTTATATCTGCATCCATAAGCGAACGGGAGAGGGAAAATACGATATCGAAAACCTTCTTTTCCGCGACACAAAGGGCAGTCTCTTAGAGGTAAACCTTGCGGATGTTCCGGGTTTTGAAAACATCGCTCCCATTGTCCATACTGATTTTACACAGCGGATGTTCGTCATTGACCGGCTGAACATTGTCAACAACGTTGATGCAACGCTACCGATGGGAATTTCGGTGTTTGCGAATGCCATAGATCAGATAAAGGGCGTAGACATAGCTTACGACAGCTACGTCAACGAATTTCTGCTTGGCAAAAAGCGCATTATGGTGCAGCCGCAGGCGACAAAGACAATAGAGGGCGAACCTCTGTTTGATCCGAATGACGCCGTTTTCCATGTTTTACCGGCGGACGGGCTCGGGAAAGAAGTTGTTAAAGAAATCGATATGAAGCTCCGCACGGCGGAACACAACGCCGGTATTCAGGACATGCTCAATCTTCTGTCGAGCAAGTGCGGGTTTGGCGAGAACCATTACAAATACGACAATGGCAACGTGTCTACGGCGACGCAGATTATAAGCGAAAACTCCGAGATGTTCCGCACGATCAAGAAGCACGAGATCATCCTTGAAGGCGTTCTCATTGAGCTGTGCCGCGTTCTTCTCCGAATGGGCAACGCTTATATGAACGCTGGGCTGAATGAGGACGTTGAGATCACGGTTGATTTCGACGATTCCATCATTGAGGACAAAGAGACTGACTTTAACCGCGATTCCCGTATGGTGCAGATGGGAATCATGAATAACTGGGAGTTCCGCGCTAAGTGGATGAACGAGGACGAGGCGACGGCAAAAGCCGCCCTGCCGAAGATGGAGAGCCTTGTATCGGGCGAAAATGAATGAAATACCCGATCACGCCGGAGTTCATGTACTCCCTGCCCCTGCCGCTTATGCGGCTATATCAGCGTTTAGAAGAACAAATCCTTGAGGATATATGCTCCCGCGTTGCCATGACCGGGGAAATGACGGAGACGGCGATAGAGCATATACGGTCTTTGCAGCGGCGTGGATACGACTACAAGAAAATCAACGAGTATATCCGAAAGACCCTAAAGCTCACACAGAGCGAGTTTGACACCGTATGGAACAAAGCCGTGCAACGCAATCAGCAGTATTTTGATACGCTGATCGACGATAACCTTATTCTCGGCGAAAACAACTTCAATGCTGACCTGTTCATGCAGGAAATCAACGCCATTGAGATGCAAACGCTCGGAGAGCTGACGAACATTACCCGCAGCATGGGCTTTGCTTACCGAGCGCCTGACGGAACGGTAAAGGTCGATGATATAGGCCGGATGTACCAGCGCGTGCTTGACGATGCCTTGATGCGCGTGGAGAGCGGGCAGAGCTATAACGTTGCTATCCGCGATGCAACTAAGATGCTGACGGAAAGCGGCTTGCAGTACGTTGACTATGAATCCGGCTGGCATAACCGTGTTGACGTTGCTGCCCGCCGAGCCGTTATGACGGGCGTTACCCAGCTTTCCCGGCAGTACACGGAGCAGACGGCGACGTTGCTTGACACGCCATACAGAGAGGTTACAGCGCACCGCGGAGCGCGTGACGGAGAAGGTAAAACGCCATGGGCGAACCATAAGAAATGGCAGGGGCGCGTTTATTCCGTACGTATGGGCGATATTTACCCGTCTATATACGAGGTCTGCGGTCTCGGCGAGGTGGACGGCTTGTGCGGCGCTAACTGCCGCCATATGTACCACATCTGGATCGAGGGCGTTTCCGAGCGGACATATACTGATGAGGAATTAGAGAACATCGACCCGCCGCCTTTTGAGTTTGAGGGCAAGCAATACACCTTTTACGAGGCGACACAAAAACAAAGACAGGTTGAAGCGTCCCTGCGTAAAGTTAAACGTGAGCTAATAGCCGCCAAGGGGCGTGGAGATGATGAGGAGTATACCACAAAGTCTGTACGGTATCGTCGTCTAAACGAGAAATACGAGGCGTTCAGCAAGGCGGCAGGACTACGGCCACAATACGAGCGCGGGAACATCGCGGAGTTCGGGCCTAAAGAAGCGCGAGAGGCTAAGAAAGCGGCCAATAAATAAACCAACGATAAAAACGATAAAAGCATAACAGAGAGCGCCGCCTGACCTTGTGGCGGGTACAGAAATAACGGTCTTGCTTTGGCAGAGGTTTCCTTCCTTTCCCTCTGTCTTGCCCCTGCGGAGGGGGATACAAAAACCGCGTCGCTACTGCTCAACGGCGGCTATGCATATATAAAAGCGTGACAGGGAGTGCCGCCCGGCGAGGGGAGGACGGCATATAAACAGACACCAACGAAAAAAGCTGTTTGCGGGAACAGAGCAAATCCGCGCCGCCACTACTCATCGGCGGTCACGCAATTTAATAAAACATTCAAGGAGTTTGTCCCATTTGGGACGGGCTCCTTTTTTGTTTGCCGACTGGCATAAACGGAATACGCCGACGGGCGGAAAACGGAGGAATCATCATGGCAGAACCGAATACCAATCCCAACACCGCCGGGGGCGGGAACGAGGCTACTTTCACACAAGCCGAGGTAGACAATATCGTTGCAAAGCGTCTAGCGCGGGCAACCAAAGGAATGCCCACCGAGGAAGAAATGAACGCTTATAAGGCTTGGAAGGCCAATCAGCAGAGCGAAGCGGACAAGCTCAAGGGCATTGAGAAAGAGCGCGACACCGAAAAGGCTGCGCGTATTGCCGCCGAAGCGAAGGTAACGCAGTTTGAGCGGGAAAAGTATCTGACCGCAAAGGGCGTTTCGGCTGATGAGCTGGAATTTTACTGTTTTAAGATCGGGCAGAAAGTGACGGACACGGTGAGCTTTGAAAAGGCAGCCGACGAGTTTCTGAAAGATCGCAAACCCGCCTCCGTGCGTGTTGATATGTCCGCGCACGTCGGCAACAGCGCCAACAGTGCTAATGGCACGAACGACGCTATGAACGCCCTTATTCGGGGCAAATTTAAATGAGAATTGTGAGGTAAAAATGACTAATATGGCTACTAACATTGTAAACAGAACTGACCTTTCCGGGCTTATTCCGGAACCTGTCACTCGTGAGATCATTCAGGGTGTGACCGAGGGCAGCGCCGTCCTCCAGATGGGCCGCCGTCTCCCCAATATGACCAGCAAGACCCAGACGATGAACGTTCTGGACATGCTCCCCACTGCCTACTTCGTGAACGGCGACACCGGCATGAAGCAGACCACCAAGATGAAGTGGGACAAAAAGAAAATCTATGCCGAAGAGATCGCCGTTATCGTCCCCATTCCCGAGGCGGTGCTTGACGATGCTGATTATGACATCTGGGGCGAAGTCCGCCCGCGTCTGGTCGAGGCGTTCGGTAAGGTCATTGACGGCGCGATCCTGTTTGGCACGAACAAGCCCACCTCTTGGCGCGATAGCGTCCTTGAGACTTGCACGAAAGCCGGTTCCGTTGTGGCGGCGACGCCGTACATCTATGACGACCTTCTCGCCGAAGGCGGCGTGATCGCAAAGGTCGAGGAGAGCGGCTATCTTGTTAACGGCATTATGTCCGCTATCCAGATGCGTGCGAAGCTGCGCGGTCTGAAAGACCTGAACGGCAATCCCATCTTCAAAACCGATATGCAGGGCGCGACGCCTTATGCGCTGGACGGCTCCCCCATGTACTTCCCGCGCAATGGTGCTTTCGACACTGCCAAGGCGCTTATGTTTGCCGGTGACTGGTCGGAGCTGGTGTATTCCATCCGTCAGGACATCACGTTCAAGATTTTCGACCAGGGCGTTGTGCAGGATCCTTCCGACAACTCCATCGTGTACAACCTTATGTTATGCAGAACGACATGGTTGCGCTGCGTGCGGTTATGCGTCTCGGTTGGGAAATTCCGAACCCGAAGACGGCGTACAACGACACCCTGTCGAAGTACTGCCCGTTCGCGGTTTATGCTCCTGCCGGTACGGTCAACACCGTTACCGTTACCCCGGCTACCGCTACCGTCGCTAAGGGTGCGAGCAAGGCGTTTGCCGCCGCTGTGACCGGCGAGGGTGCAGTGTCTAACGGAGTGCTGTGGAGCGTTTCCGGCACGGCTGCTGTTAAGGCTGGGACGAAGATTGACGATAACGGCACGCTGACTATCGCCGCCAATGAGACGAATACTGCGCTGACCGTTACCGCGACTTCCAAGCAGGACGGCACGAAGTCCGGCACGGCTGCCGTTACCGTGGGCTGATAAGCTGGAGGGGCGCAGATGTACGCAACATACACGTTTTACACCGATACTTATTTCGGTAGCGCCCTGACGGAACAGGAGTTTGCCCGCGCAGCAACGCGGGCAAGCTCCTTTATCGACTATTACACGATAGGCAAGGCGAAGGATTATCAGGACGATGACAACGCGCTTGCGATGTGCTGTTGTGCTCTGGCGGAACAGTATCAAATTATTGAGAACGCCAAATCGCAGAGCATGAGCGGCGGTGAGGTCAAGAGCCAGACCGTAGGCGCGTGGAGCAAAACATACGCAAGTGGCGTAGAGACGGCGGAAGCTGCCCGGAAAACGCTGGAAGATATCGCTATGGACTATCTGGCATGGACGGGGCTTTTGTACAGAGGAGGGCAGCGCTGTGTTCCCACATGTTGTGACTGTCTTTAACTCCTACGAGGACGACGACCTAAAGATACACAACAGCATCACCATCCTGCGCGGTGTGCTGCTTGACGTGTCCAAGGGAACGAACGTTGCAAAGACGGGGCTTGCCGACGCTGACGCCGCTACTCTTTACATCCCCTTTTCCGTTGATGCGGTCAGCACGACAGGCGACAAGAAAACGTATGTCGAGCCGAAAGCGTTCTATGCGGCAGAGAATCAACAGGGCTTGTGGACGCTGGATAGCGGCGGACATAGCAATTCCACGTCCACCTACTTTGTCAAAGGCGAGGTTTCCGAAATGATGAGCCTTGCGCAGCTGCAAGAGAAATACGACTATGCGTTTGACGTGAGCACGGTTGATGTCCGTGATTTCGGCGGCGACATGATGCATTGGCAGGTCGGTGGCAAATGAGGATCACGCTAAAGATCAAGACCGTGAGCGGGGAAGACTTCAAATCCGCCTGTAAAGCGGCGGAGGTCGTAGTTGCAACGCAAGCGCTGAAAGACACGATTCCTTTTGTCCCTGCGCTGACGGGCGTTTTTTCAAACATGGCTCGGACGGATGGAAACGAGATCGTCTATACCGGCGACCAAGCCCGATATCTGTACGAAGGCAAGGTCATGGTTGACGCCGCCACTGGTAAAGGCCCAATGAACATACCAGATGTAGGGCTGCGCTGGCACAAGGGCGCAACGCTCACTCCGACGGCGAAAGACCTTGTTTTTACGACGGACATGCACCCGCAAGCTCAATCCCATTGGATGGACGCATCTTACAAGAAAAACGGCGACAAGTGGGCGCGTGTCGCAGAAAAGGCGGTGATCTCGTCCATTGGATGAACAGAAACCTAAAACCTTAGTGTCTGCGGAAGAAAATGCAGACGTGAGCCGTGCCGTTCGGCAATGGCTGAATGCGTATCCGGATAAGCCGCTTTCCAAGCTCGACTTTGAATGGTTGGGCGAGAAAAGCGGTTTATGCATATCTACCATTCAGGCGGCGTACAAAACCAAGCAGTTTATTGACGGATCGTATCAGGCGCAGTATCAGTACAAAATCATTTATCGCGTCCCGGCGAAGAACGCCGACGAGAGAATGAGCGCGGACGAGGTGCTGGATGCATACGGCGCGTGGGCGGAGGCGAACGCGGATAGCCTGACGATTGCGGACGGTATCCGCGTGCGCAAAGTCAAACGAGACACGGCGGCGGCTCTTTTTGCCCGATACGAAGGAGACGTAGAGGATCACCAGATCCTCTTAACTTTAATTTACGAGGTGATTTAACAATGGCTGAATACACGTTTACCACTGCTGCGGGGCAGACTGTGGCGCGTGAGCTGCTTCTCGCTTGTCTGAATACCGGCACGAGTTCCGCTCCTGTTTGGTCGGTGATCGGCAAGCGCGTGGAGGACAGCTCCGAAGAATACGACTGGTCTGCCGAGAGAAAGAAAGACATTCTCGGCGACACCTACGGCACGATGAAGAAGCCTGTCATTACGCAGTCTTTCGAGCCGTGTGAACTGGACAGCGGCGACGCGGCGCAGCAGAAGATTTGGAAGCTTGCCGTTGTCGATCAGGACGCGATGGCGCTTGCTGCTATGGACATGCTCATTGTCCACACTTACGCCGGGTTTGCCGAGCGCTATGAATCCTGCATGGTCGAGGCAACGGGTCTCGGCGGCGAGGGCGGCGGCAGCGTCGGAATGCCCATCAATGTGACCTACGGCGGCAAGCGCACGATCGGCACGGCGACGAAGGGAACCAGCGGCGCTATCGAGTTTACCCCGGCGGCCTGAGAACGGGAGGTTAAGCAATGCTTGAACTTAGACATGATACCGGAGTGCAGGAAATCTCCATTAACGGAAAGGTGACGGTGTTGCTCAACCTCACCGACATTGACTTTATCGAGCGCGTTTTTAATGCGTTTGACGCGATGGACAAGCAGCAGGACAAATATCAAGCCATGCTTTCCGGGGAGAACGACGCGAAGAAAATCTTTGCTGCCGCCCGTGCGATGGACGGGGAAATGAGAGAGCTTATCAACGGGCTTTTTGGCTTTGATGTTTGCACTCCCCTGTATGGCACGATGAACACCTATGCGATGGCGGATGGTCTGCCCGTGTGGTGCAACCTGATGCTCTGCCTCATCGACAACATGAACGATACCTTTACGGCGGAAAAGAAAAAGACGAATCCGAAGCTGCAAAAGTATCTCGCAAAATTCAAGAAATGATCTACTCCCTGCCGATGTCGCTTGCCGTCGGCGGTGCAGACCATGCGATACGCTCGGACTACAGGGTTATTCTCGACCTCATAGAGGTTCTGAATGACCCTGATTTTTCCGATGCGGACAAGGCGGAGGCGACAATACAGACGATTTTCCCCGATTGGGAAAAACTGACGGACTATTCGGAGGCATTGGAGAAGTGCTTCTGGTTTATCGATCTCGGACAGCCGCACGGGAAGAAATCCGCCCGCCTTGTGGATTGGGAAAAGGACTTCCCGTATATCGTCGCGCCGGTCAACCGCGTTCTCGGCTACGAATGCCGCTCTGTCGAATATCTCCACTGGTGGACATTCATGGGTGCGTACATGGAGATCGGCGGGGACTGCGCATTCTCGCAGATTGTGTCGCTGCGCTCGAAACTTGCCAAAGGCAAAAAGCTCGAAAAATACGAGCGGGAATGGCTGCGGCAGAATCGGGAGCTTGTAACGCTCCCGACGAAGTACACGGCAGAGGACGAAGAAATGTTGAAGAAATGGACGTGATGCGATGGCGACAGAACTTAGATTCCCGGTCGAAATAGACGCCGGGCAAGCCGCCAAAGAATTGGACAAACTCCAACGCGACATGGACAGGCTCAAAAAGAACATGGAGAGCGGCGAGGCGAAACGCGCACCCATCGTTGAACAGCTCAAACAGGCGCAGGACGAGGCGGCGCAGGCTTACGATAAGGTCGAAAAGCTGAAATCCTCATTGTCCGAGAGCGAGGCAAAAACCGCAATTAACGCCAACGCTGATCCGCAGACATGGATTGAGGAGACCCAGCGGCAGGCGGAAATCAAAGCGCAGCTTTCCGAGCAGGAAAAGATTCTCGCGGCGAAAGAGAAAGCCGCACAGCGGCTTGAAGCGCAGGACGCGAAAATCGTTGACAAACTGAAACAGCAGACAGCGGAGCTGGAAGAACAGAAAAAAAGAGCCGGGGAGCTGACGCAGACAATCACCGATGCGTCCAAAGGCGCTGACATTAAGGCAGCGATGGAGGGTGCGCAGCAGTCCATCAAAAGCGGCATAAAGAATCTGCTCAAATATGGCATCGGTATCCGCTCGCTGTTTGTCCTTTTCCGAAAGCTAAAGCAATACACCATTGAAGCGGTAAAGGCTTATGCTGAGAACGACCCTGAGACGAAGAAAAGCATTAACGAACTGAAAGCGTCTTTACAGGGGCTAAAGGCGTCATGGGGTGCGGCGTTCGCCCCAATTCTTACTGCGGTTATCCCGGTATTGCAGACGCTTATTGGTTGGATCACAAAGGCTGTGGACGCTATCGCGGCGTTCTTTGCGGCTCTTAGTGGGAAAAGCACATTCAAGCGGGCCATAACCAACACGGGAAAGTTGAGCGACAATCTATCCTCCGGCGCTGGCGCTGCAAAGGAAATGAAAAAGCAGCTCATGGGCATTGATACGCTGACCATTGCGCAGGATTCGTCCTCCGGTGGCGGCGGGGGCGGTTCCGGCAGCGGGATCAAGTACGAAGATGTAGCCATCAGCGACAAGATCAAGAACAACCTCGGGCTTATCAAAAACCTGTTGGAGGGGATTGCGGCGCTTGCTATCGGGCTTGCGTTCGGGAAAACTGCCGCGAGCATTGCGCTGATTCTTTTCGGCACTCTGGATTTGATTGATGCTTTTAAAAATTTCATTAATACCGGAAGCCTTACGAAAGACATGTGCGTGGAGATGTCAACCGGGTTTCTCAAAATCGGTATCGGTCTTGCCCTTCTCACCGGATCATGGATACCTCTTGCAATCGGAGCGTTCCTTGCTCTCGGTTCATTCCTGTCCGGGTGGTGGGACGACATCACCGCGTTTTTCGACAAGATCAGCGGCATAGTCAATGGGTGGTTCGACAATGCGCTGAAAACGCTTTCCGAAAAGGGCAACGTCCTTTCGCAAGTATTCATTCTGCTTTACGGCGTCGTTCAGTATTCTTTTAACAATATCGTCGGCGCTATTCGAACGGCATTGTCACTTATAAAGGCAATCTTTGAAACGCTGGCCGCTGTTGTATACGGTTTCGCCACCGGCGATTGGTCGGCGGCGCTTGACAAGATCAAGAGCGCATGGATCGACGTCTGGGTTGAAATCAAACGCTGGGGCGCGTCCCTTATCAACAGTATCCTTGGCACTGTGGAAGCATTTGTAAACAGCGTTATTACGATGTTCAATAACCTCGTCGGAGCGTTCAGCAGCGTTTTGCAATTCTTCGGTGGCGGCGGTATAAACTGGCGTGCAAGCTCTGTATCTATTCCGCGTCTCGCCAAGGGCGGTATCGTCAAAAAGGGCACTCCGTTTATCGCCGGTGAAGATGGCTCGGAGGCCGTCATTCCGCTTGAGAGAAACACCCAATGGGTGTCGATGGTAGCAGACGGCATCGTTGACCGTATGACGGATAAGTTTGCCGGTTTGAGCATGAAAATGCCAGCTGTTGCTATGGGCGGTGTAGTGCCACCTAATGCGTTTTCCTCCGGGTATGGGTATGGTATATCCCCAGAGTTGGAAAGCAAACTTGACGCGCTTCTCGACCGTTTAACGGCGCGCGGCAACGAACAAATCAAACCGAGCGACGTTTACCTTGATAAGCGGAAGGTCGGCGAGATCATGTACACCTACACTGAGGAGCGGAACAGGGGGCGCGGCAAATGAAACTGATTGTCAACGGCGTTGATATGCTTCCGTATCTTGACGGCGGCGGGTACACCGTGACCAGAGAGGATGGCGACAGCTCGGACGCGGGGCGCACGATGGATTACACGATGCACCGGGCGAGGATCGCAACGAAATTCCGCATTGATGCAACGTTCAAACCTTTGTACACCAAAGACGTCGAAATCGTTCTACCGGCGCTTATGCCGGAGTACGTCGAAGTAACATATACAAACCCGTGGGTAAAGGGTACGCAAGTCACTACGATGTACAACAGCACAGGAAAAGCCACGGTCGATACATCTTTCGGTGATGGGAAAGAACGCTGGAATATTGATGCGCTCGCCCTTGTGGAGAGGTGACATGCAGAACACAAGCGCAACATATAAGGAAATCGTCGCCGGTACGCATTGGTTCGAGACCAAGCTCGTCATCGGCGACGAGTTTTATTTGATCGACGAGCACGCTGACTATATCACGTTTGGCGGGACGAGGATTTACTACGATTCCGATTCCGGCGGATACGGCGGGAACATGCTCAAAGAGGTCAAGACCACGCAGCACCTTTTCACGGACGACAAGCCGATGGCCGGGTGCTGTGTAGCCGCGGAAATCGATGTCACGATGGTAAAGCCGACGGCGATGATCAAGAGAATGTCCTCCATCAAGCCGTTTATCCGCGCGGTGAATGAAACAAAGACAAGCGAGTGGATACCGAAAGGTATCTTTTACATCGACACGCGCTCCGACGGTGAGAGTACCGATGAGATCGTTTTCCACGGGTATGACGCGATGTTAAAGGCCGAGAACGATTTTCCTGTGAATGGGAACATCGGCGAATGGCCCAAAACGGACATTGACGTTGTAAGCCTTATTGCTGGGCATATGGGTGTGGAGGTCGATACACGCACGTTTGATATCATGCAGCGTGGGTATCCGGTGCAGTATCCCGGAGGATACGCCATGAGGGAAATCCTTGGATACATCGCGGCGATGTACGCGGGAAATTTCATCATGTCAGACGATGGAAAGCTCCGTCTTGTCCGGCTGAATGAGATCGGCATCGAGACACACTATCTCGTGGATACCGCCGGGTATGTCCTCACTTTCGGAGGTGACAGGATTCTTGTCTGAATCGGTTTTTCTCGGAAGAAGCGCAAAGGGATACACTTCAACGCCGGAGCTGCCGAAATACACCAAAGTCCGTATTAACGTTGACGATGATTCCTGCTATGAGGCTGGCAACGGGGATAATGTCTTAGAGCTCGAATGTCCTTGGGGCTCTCAACAGATGGCGAATGACATTTTAGAGAGCATCGGTGAGTTTGTCTATCGACCGTATGACACGGAATGGGCGAAGCTTGATCCTGCGGCAGAGTTAGGCGACGGCGTTACCATCAACGGCGTTTTCTCTGGAATCTATGTCAACGAAACGAATTTCTCCACGCTGATGGCGGCGCGTATCGCCGCACCGCAGGAGAACGCGGTTGACCATGAGTACCCTTACAAATCCCCGACCGACCGGAAGACCACCCGGCAGTTTGCCGAGACGCGGGCAAGCCTTAGAGTTAATGCCGCGAGCATTCAGGCGGAGGTCACGGCCAGAGAAACGAGCGAAGCGGAAATGCGGGCGGCTTTGGAACTGCACGCGCAGGAGATCGCCGCGAGAGTGACGCAGACTGGCGGCAATTCCGCCTCTTTTGGTTGGTCGCTGACGGCGGACGGCTTTGTTCTGGAAAGCTCCGGGCAGGAAGTGTTCAGGGCTACGAAAGATGGTGTAGACATCACCGGAAAGATAACGGCAACGTCCGGGTTCATCGGAAGCAAGAATAAGGGCTTCACGATCACGGAGAACGCCATTTATAACGCTCTGTCCTCGCTGTACGGTACGGTGAACGGCGTTTACATCGGAACTGACGGTATCGCTCTCGGCGGCGGGAAGTTCCGCGTAAACAGCTACGGGCAGCTATACGCAACAGACGGCACGTTTACAGGGAATGTCTATGCCAACAAGATACAGACCGGCGGCGACGCCGGAACAATTCAAGGCAGCCAGATAGGGTCTGGAACAATCACGACGGCGAACACTAACGGATATCTGAATGGCGGCGTTGCAAACGGGTATTTTGCCGGGGACGTGTTCGGCGGGGCGGCAATCGCAAGCGCGATGAATGCAAGTAGCGGTTCTTTTGCCGACACAAATTCCTTCCGTTTGTTCGGAAGAACGGTTGTTATGCAGACGCAAACGTTCAGCACTGCAGTACCACAAACGGTGCAAATTAAATGCCTTTCTTACATTTAGGAGGTCTATATGGACAAAATCATTTTTCTTGACGGAAGCGAATACCCGTGCGCGTTCTGCGGCCTTGCGACTGTTGGACTGCTGTATGTCACGCTGACCGGCCTTTCATTCGTGGAAGCTGCGGCGATCTTCGGAGATGAGAAGAAAACGGCGAAAATCCGCTATGTAGCCGCAAATGGAGAAGAGACGGTATTCGAGCACTATACCAAGTTTGAATATCTCGTCAATGAAACCGGCGGACAACGGGCAGCGCTGCGGCAGAAGTACGCGAGCGAGGTTTAATCATGGAAGAACTGAACAAAATCAAGGAGCTTCTTGGAACTCTCCGCGTCGATGGATGGGAGAATTTCGAGAAGCTTGTTTATATCAAGCTGCTCATCGAGAAATTGATTGCAGCGGAAACGAAGGAGGGCTAATCCTTGGCGGACAAAACAGTAGGCGAGCTTCCGAGAGCATCAACCGTAACAACGACAGACCTGTTTGTTCTGGAGCAGGCAGGACAGGCAAAGTCCCTGACCGGACAGGTGCTTATCAATGACCTCGCAACGGCTCTTGACGGACACGGCGGCATTAAGAGCATTACCCTAAACGATGATTACACCCTGACGTTCATCATGTCTGACGATACGGAGGTACAGACTACCTCGGTACGCGGCGCGACCGGCGCGAAGGGCGACAAGGGAACGGATGGTCGGGCAATTACGAGCGTTGTGAAAATCAGCACGTCCGGCCTTGTGGACACTTACAAAATCTCGTTCTCGGACAACACAAGCACCAACTTTACCGTGACAAACGGCTCATCCATCAAGAGCATTGCCAAAACCGGAACGAGCGGCTTGACGGATACCTACACCGTTACGCTCACGGACGGAACGACCTCCACGTTCAACGTAAAGAACGGCAACGGTATTGCGTCCATCACGCTGCAAAGCGGCACACACGCCGCCGGTACGACGGACACATACAAAATCACGTTCGACAATGGGGAGTTTACCACATTCTCCGTCTATAACGGCATGAACGGCTCCGGCTCTGTCGTGTCAGTGAACATGAAATCGCCGGACGCCTCCGGCAATGTGACGTTAACCGGCGACGATATTCATGTGAGCGCAGACGATGAAACCACGATTCCGGATGCGATCGAAGCGAAACAGGCGGCGACAAAAGATCTTGCCGCAGAAGCGACGCTTGCGGACGGAGACTTTTTCCCATTCTACGATGTTTCCGTATCGCTGAATCGGAAAACCCCTTGGTCTAACATCGTGTCAAAAATCCGCGCGGCCTTTAAGACCACGGCGCTGCCCGTCGATTCCGGCGGCACGGGGGCCGCAGACGCAGCAACGGCGCGGGCGAATCTTGGAGCGCTGTCCAACGCCAACGGCGCGGTAGGCACAGCGAATCTCGGCGGCAAGGTCGTTACGGCGGAAAAGATCGCGGACGATACAGTAACGCTGGCGAAGTTGGCATCTGACGCAAAGTATTGGGATGAGTTTCCACGAACGAACACAGATTCCGACGCAACAAGCAATTATGTCGTTTCGAGCTGGGGACACGTTTTCAACTGGGTATACGGCAGTAATCAGTCTTTCATGTTCGATTTGAGCGAGTTTAACCGTATTACGGATGACTTCTGGGAGACGGTCATCTATGCCAACAATCCTTTTACGCTGATTTTACAGAATATGCCCGCTGTGGTCGAAAGCAATAAGGGAACATCTTCAACGGCGGCTGAAATCAGAATCACTGTTCCGCAAAACAAGTGGATCAAGCTGAAAAAGATTTCGAATGTTGCGCTCATTGTGACCGGCAACTATGACACACGCATGATCTACGCCGGAATGACGGAGCCGTCCGCCGATCTCGGCGTGGACGGGGATATTTATCTCAAGTATGCAGAGTGAGGTGGTGTAGATGGGCTGGAGCTTAACCGCCCCGACACTTCCCGGCGGAAGTGAGTGGGTGCAGAAAGATACAATATCCATTCTCAACAACCAAGTGGACGTTACGGGTACGGTCTTTTGCGCTCGTTTGGCCGATCAGGGCTTTGCCCTGAAAATCGTTGAGACGCGCACATTTCATCTGACAAATCCCAACTTCACGGATTTTTACAAAACATACCACCGCTGCGATGTTGCCGGTGTTACGGGCGAAGCCTACACAGAATCGCGCTTCGGCAGCAGCGGGAGCACAAAGACGTATTATTTCATCGGTATTGCGGCAGCCGGAGCGTCCATCAAAGTCGTTGTTGGCGTAAAAGCGGACAGCGTCACAAAGGAAATTTCTTTTACGGCCCCGGAGCTGCTCGGCTCGACGCTTTATTTCAAGACCGGCGGAACGTGGAAGCAGGCGACGCCGTACCGCAAGGGCGGCACATGGAAAAATGCGCTGGCAAAATTCAAAGCAGGAGGAACATGGAAATGAACGGTATTGACGTTTCCGAGCATCAGGGCGATTTCGATTTCACGCCGTACAAGGATGGCTTCGTCATCATCCGCGGCGGCTACGGCATCCGAAATGCCGACAAATGGGCGGAGCGCAACATCTCCAAGTGCGACGCGCTCGGTATCCCGTGGGGCATCTACTGGTACAGCTATGCACTGAATGTGCAGACGGCTAAATTGGAGGCGGAGCGGTGCCTGCGCTTCCTCAATGGCCGGAAGCCCCGGCTCGGTGTTTGGTTTGATATGGAGGACACGGACGGGTACAAGCAGACGAACGGCTTCCCGTCTAACGAGACGATCACCGCGATGTGCAAGGTGTTCTGCGCAGCCATGGAAGAGGCCGGGAACAGGACCGGTGTGTACGCGAATCTCGACTGGTTTAAAAACCGAATCGGGGACACGGGGTATGACAAATGGATCGCGGCGTGGGGCTGGAACGACGGGGAGCATTATCCCGATCTTTCCGGGAAATGCGTCTTTCACCAGTACCGCGGGGAGCCGCTTGACCTTGATATCATGCATGTCCCGCTGTCCTATTTCGACGATGGAGCGGCGGGCGGAGCAGAGCCCCGCCCCTACGAAAAGGAAGAAATGACCGTGAGCATTCCGGCGATGGCGCAGGATGTGCTTGACGGGAAGTGGGGCAACGGTGAGGAGCGAAAGCAGAAGCTCGGCGCATGGTTCTACGATCTCGTGCAGGGCGAAGTAAACAGAATTATGGGGGCTTGAAATGACAGAAATGGAAATGGTGCGCACACTCGCGGAGCTCATTGCGTTCGGAGCCACTATTGTGGTGCCAATTTTGAAACTCAACTCGAACATTGTCAAACTCACGGACGCGGTGAACGGGATGAAAGAGGCGAACGGCAGACTGGAGAAATCCAACACGGAAGAGCACAAGCAGCTTCACGAACGCATCAACCACCGCAAAAAAGAAAATGAGGAGCTGGACGACCGCGTGACCGACCATGAGAATCGTATCAGCATTCTCGAAAGAAAATAATTTTTAGGAGGAACAGAAAAATGGAAAACATCTTCGGCTTGACTACTTGCGTGGCAATCGTCGTGATTGCTTACCTCATCGGCATTGCCGTCAAGAACATCGAGGCAATCGATGACAAATGGATTCCCGTTATCTGCGGCATCGTCGGCGCGCCCCTCGGCGTGCTGGCGCTTCGCATCGTGCCGGACTTCCCGGCCACGGACTATCTGACAGCCGTCGCCGTCGGCATCGTGTCCGGCCTCGCTGCGACCGGCATCAATCAGGTGTTTAAACAGCTCAAAAAGGATGAATAACGGGGGTGGCAACCCCCGTTAAAACCTTGTAAACCGACACGATGAAAGAATCAATCAAAGATTTCTGCCGCATCAATGGCGTCGAGGCGTCTGAAAGCCTCGCAGAGACACTTTTTAACGCATACATGGAGAGTGTAGCCAATGACGACAGAGAGCATCCTACGGAGTTTAACAACGCCGGGGACAAAAAATAAGCTGCAATTCCCGCGCGAGCTGCGCGAACAGTTTGAGCGGGACTGCGGCTTTACCGACGAGGAACTAAAAATCTTCCGCCTGCGGGCAAAGGGCATGAGCGTTTTGCAAATTTCTTTCGCCATGCAGACAGACAAGGAACTGTACGGCACAGAGAAAGTCGAGCGCCGTATACGGGCGATAAAGGACAAGATCGCCGCTGCAATCGAATGATGGGTTTTTAACGGATTATTGAGGGCTAACCGACGGGTTAGCCCTCTTTTTTTATGCGACAATGGGGGCAGAAAGGACGTGAAGCAATGGAAAACTACTACCAACAGCCACAGCAGTTTTACGGCGGATACCATAGACCGCAGCCCATGCAGCAGATTGCTCCCGGATACGTCTGTAAGCCGGTCACTAGCCGCGAAGAGGCTATTGCCACGAGCACGGACTACTTTTCTCTCGGCGTCGTTATGCCGGACATCGGGCACAGCATGATCTACCTGAAACGCTTTAATCAGCAGACGGGGGCTTCCGACTTCTTTGATTTCAAGCTCTTTACCCCGGAACAAACTCCGACTGTAGAGTACGCGACGAAAGCCGACCTTGACGCTCTGCGGGCGGAGCTGACAGCGAAAAAGCGCCGGAGGGTAGAAGACGATGATGAATAATCCGCTTTTCAATTTGATAAGCCTCGCCCGTACCGGCGGAAACCCGATGATGCTAATACAGCAGATGGCGGGACGTGATCCGCGAGCGCAACAGGCGTTAAAGATGGTTGAGGGCAAGACGCCCGACCAGCTCAGGCAGATGGCGGAGAACATGGCGAAGGAACGCGGAACGACCGTGGACGAAATCGCCAAAGGTCTTGGGCTTAAATAAACATTCTCCTATCAGTTTCGGCATCTTGATTAAAAGCCGCGTCTCGAATGCAGCCGGGAGGCGCGCGCCCGGATGTAAATAAACTGATAGGAGTTTTTTCTATGGCAGACGATTTTATGAGCGGATTCCTCGCCGGACAGGGCGACGGCAATTCCAACCGCGGCGGGATGTTCGGCGGTGACGGTTGGTGGGCTATCATCATCTTTGCGCTGATTTTCGGTTGGGGCAACGGCGGCTATGGCTTCGGCGGCAATTCTGGCGGTGTAGTCGATGGTTATGTTCTTACCTCTGACTTTGCGAACATTGAGCGCAAGATCGACGCGGTGAACAACGGCGTTTGTGACGGCTTCTACGCGATGAACACTGGAATGCTTAACGGCTTTGCCGGTGTGACGCAGGCCGTGACGAGCGGCTTCTCCGCGGCGGAGCTCGCCCGCTGCAATCAGCAGGCGGCGCTTATGCAGCAGCTCAACGCCATGCAGATGCAGAATCAGAACTGCTGCTGCGAGAACCGGCAGGCTATCGCACAGGTTCGCTACGATATGGCGACGCAGGCGTGCGATACCCGGAACACCATCCAGAACGTTGCCCGCGACATTACGGACAACCAGAACGCCGGAACCCGTGCTATCCTCGACTTCCTCACGCAGAGCAAGATCCAGACCCTTGAGGCGGACAATCAGGCGCTGCGGCTTGCCGCGTCCCAGAGCGCACAGAACGCTACGCTCATTAACGCGCTTCGACCGTCCCCCGTTCCTGCGTATCAGGTGCAGAACCCTTACTGCTGCAACCAGAACACCTGTTGCGGGTGCTGAAAATGTGATCGGGGCGGGAAAACCCGCCCCTGAAAGGAGTTAAAAATGGCTTGCAAACCCGTTTGTCAGCTTTGCAAAAGGCTGATTCTTAGCCAAACGATTACGTTTACCGGCGGAAATCTGGTTGTCAACCTCCCGGACGGCAACTACTCCAATGGAGAAAAATACTGCATCGTTCTGGCGCAGAGCATCCCAACGACGGCGACGATTAACGCGCCGGTCGTGTTCACCATTGGCGCGGGAACGGCGCAGTTCCCGCTGACGAATCGATGCTGCGCCCCCGTGACTGCGTGTGGTGTGCGGACTCGGACGAAGTACAGCACGATTGTAGTCACCAACGCCACGGGCGGCACGTTCCGAATGATCGGGAAACCGTGCTGCTCGCCGAGCAATGATCTTACCGCCATTAACGCGGAGACAGGAGCGACGCCATGAGAGCGGACAGAATCAGACGCATCCGAGACTACCAGATACAGAATAACCGTGACTACGAGCCGCAGGAAAGATACCGCGACAGCCGAGGCCGTGAGCATTACAACAACGGGCGTTATGCCCCACGTAATGACTACCGCGACGAATACACGGACTACTACGACGACCGCCGCCGAATTGGATTCTCCTACGAGCCGCGCATGGGCGAGAGCTACGGCGGAGAGTACGACCGAGGCTATGCCGGAGGGTACGACCGTATGACCCGCGAAATGGCGGACGAGTGGATGCGTGGCCTTGAGAACGAGGACGGCAGTAGGGGCGCACATTGGAGCTTTGACCAGACGTCAAATCTTCTCGAACAGAAGAAAATAGACTGTGATCCTATGGAGTTCTATGTCGCCATGAACATGCTGTACTCGGACTACTTCAAGGTGGCAAAGAAATTCAACGTCAACAACACGGAGTTCTACGCCGACCTTGCCGAAGCGTTTCTTTGTGATAAGGACGCGGACGAAGATAAGCTCGTGCGGTATTTCGAGTGTATTGTCGAATGACACTCTTTTCTTGAATTAGCAGGAAGCGCCGGGAAATTTCTGGCGCTTCTTTCAGTTCTTCAGTTTTTGTTGACATTGTATGTACATTGGTGTACAATGCAATCACAAGGGCAAGAGATGAATGCCCGAAGAAAGGAAGAACAACCATGAAAAACGAGTTCACGAAAGAAAACGCGCACGAGTGGACAGAGCTTGACCACGTTTACCTCGTCCAGGACGAGCCGATCAGCGGCACCGGCGATTATTTCGAGAAGGCTTTCCGGACGCTGGAAGAGGCGAACGACGACGCCCGCGAGCAGTGGCATTACCTCACCGAGCGCGAGCGCAAGCAGCGGCACATCTGGGTGTTCCGCGTGGATCGTGAAGACCTCGACCAGAGCATCGCAAACGAAGACCTCCCCATCGACTGGAAAGCCTATGGCTGCGCCGGGTCTACCGAGGGCTGCTTCGACAGTTCGGAGGCAAAATAATGGCAAAGACAGAGCGCGTCAATCTCCGCCTCACACCGGAGATGAAAGAAAAGTTGCAAAAAGCCGCCGATGCGGAGAACCGGACACTGACAAACTACATCGAAAACATAATCATCAAGGCATTAAAAGAGGAGGGCTGAAAGGCCCTCCTCTTTGCTTTATAAAATCAACCGCATGTTTCATTGAGCACGTCGAAAATGTTATAAATTTTTGCAAGAAAATTCAATTAAATAGTTGACATTCTAAACTGAATAGTTTATAACTACAACTGTAAGGCAAGGGCGAAAGCCTTTTTTGAAAGGAAGTGAGGACATGCCCGACGTGAACGTCACGGAAGCGTTGCTCAGAGCGATTCTTGAGCTGATCGAAACTTGCGATTCGCTCGAAGAGCTGCGAGAGCGCGTTAAGCGGATCATGCAGAAGCATTAAAAAATCGGTGAGCGCCCCTGCTAAAGCCGCTCACCGAAAGCCACTGGATGGGGCTTAGAGCCTTGCCAAAGCCCCTTTCCTTTTCTACCTTAACACGGCAAGGCAGAAATGTAAAGGAGAAAAAACTATGTGCGTAAGCGAGTACATCAATTTGATCGCAGCGGCTGACAGCAATGACACGCTTCGGTATATTGTGTCTTTTGCCGCGAATGACGACAGCATTTCCAATGCCGAGTATGAATTCATCTACCAGACGGCGGAGGCGGCGATTGTATGAACAAGAAAATTTGCGCGTTGATAACTGACCGCCTGATTGAGGAAATGGAAAAGGGCGTCATCCCGTGGGACAAGCCTTGGACGGGCGTTGGCGCTGTTTCCCACACCACCGGCAAGCCGTACAGCCTGCTTAACCAGTTAATTCTTGGCTGCACGGGCGAGTGGGTGACGATGAATCAGATCAAAGCTGAAAAGGGCCATTTGAAGAAAGGCTCTAAAGGCCGCCCGGTTGTTTTCTGGAAACAGGTGACAACGAGCTTGACTGACGAGAGCGGAGAGCCAACAGAAAAGATCGTGCCGATGCTTAGATACTACACCGTGTTCAATGTCGAAGATTGCGAGAATATCAAAACCAAATATCCTCCCGAACTCCAAAAGCACGCAAACCCGGTATCGGAGGCCGAGGACATCATTACCGCTTATGTTGAGCGCGAGGGCGTAAAGCTGATCCGCGATAATCTGTCCGACGAAGCGTTTTACAGCCCGTCACGTGATGCAATCGTCATTCCGAAGATTGAACAATTCCCTAATGAGGCCTTGTATTACTCGACAGCCTTTCACGAGATGGCACATTCTACCGGGCATAAAACAAGGCTTGATCGCTTTGCTTGCGGTTCTGGCGCAGCGGCTTTTGGAAGTGATGACTACAGCAAAGAAGAGCTTGTTGCGGAGCTCGGCGCGGCAAACCTTGTCGCCCATGTTGGGATAGAAACAAGAGCTTCTTTCCGAAATAGCGCTGCATATCTTCAAGGTTGGATGCGAGTTCTAAAAAATGATCCAACTATGATAGTCTCTGCCGCTGGCAAAGCTGAAAAAGCAGTAAACTATATTTTAGGGGATGCATAATGCATCCCCTGTTTAGCTATATTATACGATAACAGGTGTTAAGGTTCTTTATAGCCAAACAAGTTCAAAAAAGATGTCGCCGTTTTCTGAAATCACAATCCGGCGAATGAAGCGATTCCACACTTCCTTTTTTCCACTTGGCGGAAGTTTGTCGTATGCGTCCAGCAAAGACATGACAAGTTCTTCGTTGATGGGCTTCGGTTCTGGCGGAACGTTCAGTTTTTCTTTTAGAGAAGTGTATTCCATTTCGTATTTCTCGCGGCTTATGAGATCGGCGAGGTAAAGGTCTGTCAGCTTGTCCATTTTGCGTTTGATTGCCGCCGTATCAACCGGCGGCTTTGTTTTTCCCGCCTTGAGCTTTGCATTGTGCGCCTGTACCTCGATTGGCAGCTTGGCAAGCAGATATTTTTCTAGCGTCGCCTCGTTGATTCTCTTTTTGTGGCGGCAGATACCCATTTCATAGTTTTTGCATCGATAATAAAAGTAGTCTGTCCCACGTTGCCGTGTTGAATGCGTTACAAGACGATGGCCGCATTCGGCGCACCAGACAAGGCCGGAGAACAGCCAAGTGTGCCGCGATCCGTTGTTGCGAATGCTTCTTGCCGTCAGCATCCGTTGTACAAGGGCGAAATCCTCCGGCGGTATCAGCGCGTCGCAGACTTTTATTCCGCTGTTAAGGCCGATATATCTCTCGTTGCTCAATGCGCCTTTTATATGGTGATTTGCTCGCATTATTCCAAACTCGGAAACGAGCATCTTCTTGACGTGGTTAACGCTTCCCGTGGCGATGTAGTCCTCAAACATTCGCCTCGCAATGTGCGCCGTTTCCTCGTCGATGCAAAGGCGGCTCTCGACGGCCTTTAACCCGATGGGCGTTTTCCCTGCTGGGCAGAGACCAAGCTCTCGCTTGTGCTGCATGATCCGTTTAACGCGCTCTGACGTTCTGTCTGCCTCGTCCTGCGCGACGGACAGCATTATATTGACCTTTAACCGCCCGGCGGCGGTGGCGGTCTCGTAGTCTTCATATGTCGCCTGCCATACAACACTGTGCGTGTCGAGGACTTCTTGTGCCTTATAAAATTCCCCGATGTTTCGGAACCACCGGTCTAGTTTTGTGAACGCTACGAGATCGATTTTCCCCGCTTCCACATCAGACAGAAGCCGTTGTAGCTCCGGCCGCTTTGACACGCTTTTCCTGCCGCTTACCCCGGCGTCGATGTAATAATCAACGACCTTGTGCTTGTTTTCCTCCGCCCATCTTTTCAGGCTGTCCTTCTGGTCATCGACGGAAAGGCCGTGAACGGCTTGTTCTTCCGTTGACACGCGGACATAAAGTGCAACTCTCATTTCTTCCTCCCCTTGCGAATGCTTTTGAAGGCGTAAATAATGGTTGCGACGGAGGCGTTCAGTATCAGGGCGAGGACGCCCGCAAAAATGCTTGTCCCAGCCGAGCGGAAAATACCGGCGGTCTCTACCTGGATGTCGAAGATGACGTACCAAACAACGGCGCACAAAAGAATACTGCATACGCCTATAAGCATATAAATTGTCCTTGTGTGGGTTTCCCCCTGCTTTCTCAGCCCTGCGTTCATTTCTTGCAGATGCTTTACTTCGCCGGATAACCGCACGTTCTCTAATTCCAGATCATGGACATGCTGTGTGTCCGGCTGTTCATCCAGACCGACAAGCTCATTCAGCGATAGATTCAATACCTTGCAAGTGGCAGCGGCATAAAAAAGGAGCGGGTGCTTGACCCGCCCTGCATTTGTGTCGCATACGTTGTTATAGGGTACGCCGGACAGGTCAGACAACTCTTGCAGGGTGAAGCCGCTGGCATTTTTCGCTTTGCGAAGTTTGGCTGGATACTCGTCTAAGTAAGGTTGTAGGTCTGTGAGCGCGGACACTTTTTCTCCATCTCCATTCAGTTGTTGGATTTCCCGAAAGTTTTGGGAACGGTTCTTGAATCTTCCTCCTGATTTGTGATTTACAACATGGACTTTATGGGCAAGAGCGGGTACGCTTGAGATGTGGCAGACGTGTCGGTTTACCACCTTACCCAAAGCCCCGGCAGAGGTTGCCGCCAACGCCGGGGCACTTCTCACTTTATGATGTAAGCGGACGCCTCATAAGACGTTATATCATTGAAGTTGACAAAGCGCTGCATTTCGCGCCCGTCCATTGTCTCAAATTCCGCCTCGCTGTCCTCATGTATCGGATCGGAGATATAAGACGATATGACGCCGACCGGATCATCGCCGGAGAACAGAACAACATAAATGTTACAATAGGATACCAGTTTTCCGGTCGTGTTTTCCACAATGCCGGAAGCAACGACGCCGGACGGGTTATACGGGCGGGTGTCTCTGCCGAAGGTCACGTCCTTTGTCGGCAGAAAAGTAATTTCCTCGAACGCTTGTTGAAAGTCAATGGACGGAACGGCGGTAAGATTCCGCTCTTCGGTTGTGATAACTTCTTGCTGGAAGAAGTACGATTTTTCGCCTGGCTTTATGACGCTGGGATAACCGCCACCGATGTTCTTCGTTTCAACAATGTTTCCAGCTTCGTCCACGAGATCGACATAGCTCGGTTTTTCATAACTTAACGTTATATTGCAGTTGCCCTTGTTTTCGACGACGAAAAGGATTTGAGCAAACGTGTTTCTCCCAGCGTCATCCGTTCCAACTTTGCAGTTTGTGTACGTTATTTCGTAATCAATTACCGGTTCCGGCTGCGGCGTCTGTTCTGGTGTCGGTTCCGGTGTGGCTGTCGCTTCAACAACATGACTTGCTTCTTCTTTCGCCGTTTGAGCATTTGCGCCGCATGCGCAAAGCGTGAAAATGAGCGCAAAAACCAAGGCAAGGGCAAGCAGTTTCTTTCTCATAACATCCAATCTCCTATTAAATTTTTGTTGCGGCTATGTTCAGAATAAATTTTCATGTCGATAAAATCAACAGAAAATTGTCGAAAAACAATTTAGGGAAGTGATAAAATGCAACCACCCGTTGACGCACCGGATCGCTACGCCCGCAGGATCGACTTCCTGCTCAAATTCTACAAATTCATTATGGAGGATAAGAATGAGCGAGAACGAAAAGAATCTACTTGCGGAGAACGAAAAAGCTGAAATTGAAAAAGCAATTCAGGATCCTGCTTTGCGAGAGGCTATCATCTTAATTTTAGAAGAAGCAGGATTGCTTCCTTAACATTGTCGTCCGCCTTTTCGTAGGCGGCTAAAATTTGCCAATCAGAATACTTAGGGGAAAGCTCTTTGTCGGTATCGACAGGGAGCTTTTCTTCTTTTTCGTCAAAGTAGGAAACAGGAACATTAAACACCTCTGCGAGTTTCGCAATGTTCTTGTCGGTTGGCGTTTGCCCTCTTTTCCATCCATTTACAGACGTTTTAGAAAGTCCGGCGTTTAATGCTGCGCGGGATGGTGATATTCCGGTGGCATTACATAACTTAATAAACTGTTGGTAAAACGCCATAAAACACCCCTGCCTTTTTGTTTAGAATGCCGAAGTTACCGAAGTTAGCAAAAAGATGTTTACTTCAATAACGTCATGGGTTATAATGCAATCATGGTTAGCGAAGTTAATAAAGCGCAGTTGCTTTTGCGCCCCGTTTCTGCTGTTTTGTAAGTGCAATTTCATTATAGCAGACGGTGTTAACTTTTGCAACTATCAAATCGAAAATTATTTGATGGGGGTGAAAAAGTGAATCTTCCCGAAGCATGGACGGGACGGCTGATCGGCAAGATGCATAACAACGGCATCACGAACACGGAGCTTGCCAATCGGCTCGGCTACCACAAGGCGTATGTCAGCATGATCCTGAATGGTAAGCGAAGCCCAAGCAATGGACGCGCCAAACTTGAGGCGGCTGTCGATGAGATCATCAAGGAACGGAGGGAGAACGGTGCAGACTGAAATGACGGTAGCGGACGGCGAGCGCTTTGCCGCTATTGTTTGGCAGACTTATGCGAAATACTTCAACGTCACTGTTGAGCCCTTGAACCAACGCAAAGCAGAGCCAGCGCCTGAGCAGGCACAAGAAAGATAAGACAGCGTATAACCGGCTTTAAGTACTGCATACCCCCGAAGTCTGCGAGGGATATAAAGCCGCTTGAATTTGGTGACTTAGATAGGATGATGCTTATCCCGTCGCCGTTGACGAAATAAGCGACACTATCCAGTTTCCAGCCTTTGGCGATGAGCGAGACCGCCTTGGCGAATGAATCTGTATAGAATCTCTTGATTATCCCACCTCCTTTCGGAGGGGGTACGCAGTACTTAAAGCCGGTTAACTGATCTTATTACATTATTAAAGGAGGACAAAGCATGAGCGAGAAAACCGAAAAAGAAGCCCTGCGCGATGAGATCGTCGCGTACACAGACGAGCTTTTGAGCTACGCCATCAAAATGGACGTTGACGCAATTCCGAACGACCCCGAACAGATCACCGAGGAGTATCAAAATTTGCTTCACAGAATAATTCCCAAAATTGGCAAGATCATGACAGGAATAAATCTTTTGTATTTTGCGGATGAATCAAGAGCCAATGCCCGCCTCCGGCAGTATTTCGAGGCCGTACAGAAAATCCAGAACATCAACGATCAGCTGGATAGTTGCTTTATGATGCTTCGTTGTCTTGGAGTCGGCGAAGCGTTTCCGATTCCGATGTACTCGTCACCGGCATGATCGCCCCATGTAAGGACTGTTCCGAGCGCTTCGTCGGTTGTCATGCATCCTGCCCCCGTTATGCGGAATTCAAGGCCGGTTGTGAAGCCCGGCGGGAAGCGCGGACAAAGCTGCACCCTATCGCCGATTATACGATCGACATCACCAAGCGAGTACAAAAAGCGGCCCACCGCCGCAGAAAGTAGGAAAACAACCATGACAAAATCAAAGGCAACGTTTGCCACCACCGCGATCATGACGCTTTTAGCCGCTGTGATCTTCTTCGTCTGGAAATTCGGAAACGGCCTCGGCTTCGCGGTCATCGAGGGCATCTTCGCCGTCTACGGCTTTTCGAGCCTCGCCGATGACTGCTGCCGCTGGCTGCAAATGCCGGATACGGCGATCATGAGAGGAGGACGGCATTGAACGACATACGTTATACGGCCATTGCCGCCGCCCTCCGGGAAGAGTTCCCGAAGGCCAATAAGGGCACGGTGAGCATGGCGCTGCACACGAACGACTACGGCGTGAAATTCTGCACCAGAGCACAGGAGATTTACGACGCCGTGACGCAGCGCAAGCCCCGCACACCGCGCCGCGTCAAGCCCATACGCTTACAGTGCCGGTTGACCGAAAGCACCGCACAGCGCGTTAAACAGGCGCTGGAAAGAAACGGCATCGCATCCATGCAGACGTTTCTTGAATCCCTCGTTCTCGCGTGGCTCGCGCAAAGCGAAAGCGCCGCCGGTGGAGATGACACCGACAGCGCTTACAGGAAAAACAACCTTGCTTCAAATTCTACAGCAAAGGAGGCGGAATTGTCAAGTGTCCAGAACGTGCCGTTGCCGTGACTGCGGCGAGGACGGTTTTTACCCAGTAGTCTACGCCGACGAGGGATACGGCTGGGAGCGCTGCCCGACCTGCGGATCTGACCGGATCGAATGGGGAAACAAATGCCCCTTATGCGGACGATTCGCCGAGGGAATCTACTGCAACGATTGCGCCCAGAAACTCCGCGACCGCTTCCACGAGCTTTTAATCTGCAATTTTGACAAAGAAGAAATCAAAGCATTAAACGAAATTTTTGATGGAAAGGAACTTGAATAATGGCTTACTACAAAAACGAATTTGACACCGGCTTCGTCGTCGACGAAAAGACCGGAGAGAGCACGGCAATGTTTACCGTCAGAATCACCGTTGCGGAATACCGCGAGCTCGTAGATAGAGCCGCAAAGAACGATGCGGCGCGCCTCGCCAATGACTACTGGGAGATGAAAAAAGAGAACATCGATCTGAGAACCGAGCTTGCCGATCTCCTGCAGAAGCTCGCGGAGGTTAAGGAGGCGGCGGAATGAGCGCATTAAACATCTATCAGCGTATGGCGGCGATCACCGCCGAGCTGCAAACCGTTGCAAAGAACCTGAACGTCGAGACCAGCAAGGGCAAGGGCTACAAGGCCGTCTCCGAGCGTGACGTGATCGACGCGGTAAAGCCGCTCGAAGCCAAACACGGCGTTTATTCCTATCCAGCCTCCCGCCGTGTTCTTGAATCTGCGGCGCTTGAATCCGAGAACGAGTATAACGGCAGGGTCACGAAAAAGACCACGTTCTTTGAGCGCATCGAGACCGTGTACCGCTTCGTGAACACGGACGATCCTACCGACTTCATCGAGACCACGACGTTTGCCGAGGGCATCGATTCGCAGGACAAGGGCAGCGGTAAGGCGATGACCTACGCCGACAAGTACGCGCTGATGAAAGCCTATAAGATCAGCACCGGCGACGATCCTGACCAGACCGCGAGCGAGGATGTCAATTACACCAGCAAGGCTACGCCCGCTCCGATGTGCGCCGATTGCGGCAAGCACGTTTATCCGGTCAAAAAGCGCGACGGCACGATGTGGAGCGTATCCGACATGGCGGAATACTCCCGCCGCCGCTTCGACCGCTGCCTCTGTGCCGACTGCATGAAGAAGGCCGAGAAGAATGAAAGTTGATTCCGCCGTCTGGGAGGGCGGCTATCTCAAGCTCCACACCGCGGACGTGGACGCGAGGCACTTTGCCTACGCGTTCACGCCGGGGGAATATGAGATAAAGGCAAAGAAATCCCTCCGCAGTCTGGACGCAAACGCGCTTGCATGGGTTTTGATTGACAAGCTCGCGGCGGTTACCGGCGTACCGAAAACGGAGGTATACCGGAATGCCGTCCGCGACGTAGGCGGAAACTCCGAGATTGTGTGCGTCAAGGCGGAAGCTGCGCCGACACTCCGGAAGATATGGGAATCACGCGGTCTTGGCTGGCAGACGGAGGACGATATATCCAAGCTCCCCGGCTGCGTGAACGTGATTCTATATTACGGCTCGTCCACCTTTGACACCCGGCAGATGAGCCGCCTTATAGATAATCTGATTCAGGATGCAAAGGCCGTTGGTATCGAGACCATGCCGCCGGACAAGCTCGCCGCCCTGCTCGGCGAATGGGAGGCGAGGAAGAAAAAATGAAAGTCGAGCTCTTCAACGACAACTTCCAGAATTTCAAGAAGTACAACATACCGAAAGCGCAGCTTGTGATCGCGGACATCCCGTACAACCTCGGCGCGAACGCTTACGCCTCCAATCCGATGTGGTACGTCGGCGGCGACAAGAAGAACGGCGAGAGCAAGAAAGCCGGGAAAGCGTTCTTTAATTCGGACGGCAACTTTAACATTGCCGAGTATTTTCACTTCTGCAACCGGCTCTTGAAAAAAGAGCCGAAGGAACGCGGCAAAGCCCCGGCAATGATCGTTTTCTGCGCATTTGAGCAAATCCCAACGGTCGTACAGTACGGGCAGAAATACGGGTTTCAACATTCCTATCCACTTGTATTTATTAAAAACTATTCCGCGCAAGTCCTCAAGGCTAACATGAAGATCGTAGGCGCTACTGAATACGCCGTTGTCCTCTACCGGGACAAACTCCCGAAATTCAACAACGGCGGAAAGATGATCTTCAACTGGTTCGAGTGGCGACGGGACGGAAAGCAATACCCGAAGATTCACCCGACGCAGAAGCCCGTGAACCTATTAAAGCGGCTCATTGAGATCTTTACCGACCCCGGCGATGTTGTGATCGACCCGGTAGCGGGAAGCGGCGCGACCCTTCGGGCTTGCATGGAAACAGGACGTAGCGGGTACGGCTTTGAGATCATGCGGGATATGTGCCGCAAGGCGCAGGAACAGATGCTCACCGTAGAGCCGGACGGCCAGATGACGATGGAGGGAATATGAAGCGGATATCTTCCAAGCGCGCTAAAGCGTGCGCCATTCCCAAGGCCGTCAAAGAGCGCGTATGGGAACGCGACAACCACTGCTGTGTTTACTGCCACTCACTCAATGCAGCCCCGAATGCGCATTTCATCCGGCGATCACACAGCGGTGCGGGAATCGAAGAAAACATACTGACGCTATGCCCGGCGTGCCACTACCAATTTGACAGCGGCCCAAAAGAAACGCGGGAGGGAATGTACCGATACTTCCGCGACTATCTAAAAATCTTCTATCACGATTGGGACGAAAAAAATTTAATCTACCGAAAGGATGACCAAAAATGGCAATGAACAAAATCCTCCTGCAGGGGCGGCTCACGAAAGAGCCGGAAATCCGGCTGACGTCGAAAAATGACAAGGTAGCGCATTTCAGGATTGCCGTTGACCGCGACTTCAACCTCGAAGAGACGGACTTCATCAACTGCGTTGCATTTAAGGCGACGGCGGCATTCATCGAAAGCTATTTCGGCAAGGGCGACATGATCCTTGTTGCGGGACGTTTGCAGATGCAGACGTACACCGCCAAGGACGGCTCGAACCGCACGGCGGCAGAGGTCTTGACGGACAACGTCTGGTTCTGCGGCGGCAAGGGAAAGACCAAGGACGCTGCCACCGGCGCACAGCTCGCCCCGGTCGAGGATGACGGACAGCTTCCGTTTTAAGGAGGAAAACATGATTTACGACGTTCTAATCATGGATACAGACAATCTCATGGATGCGTTTGATATAGAAACAAACTGCATCCGCCTGAATGGAATGACGCCGCAGAATGCGGAAGCTCTTTCTGACCTTCTGGCGCAGCACGAAGTGACGGTTTGCTTCCTGCCGCATAAGAAGTAAGCGATGGCAAAGAGCGGAATTGACTACTTTCCGCTCGATGTCATTTTGGACGAGAAGTTTGACCTGATAGAAGCAGAATACGGCTTGACAGGATTTGGTGTGATCGTTCGCCTGCTGCAAGAGATTTACGGCAAGGCGGGTTATTACATCGAATGGACAACGGAGGTTGCGCTTTTGTTCGCCCGCAAGGTCGGGTTGGGTGGGAACGTCGTTTCCGAAATAGTAGAGGCTTCTATCAGAAGAGGTATGTTCGACAGAGAGAAATATGACAAGTACCACGTCTTGACATCCAGAGGGATTCAGAAACGGTACTTCGAGGCAGTCAGCCGCCGTAAGGTTCTCGAAGTTGATGAAAACATACTTCTGGTTAATGTCGCCCTTCTTTGCCCAAATGTTGACATTCGAGCGAAAAATGTAAACATTTTTTCCGAAAATGCGAACATTCCCAAACAAAGTAAAGTAGAGGAAAGAAGAGTAAAGGAAAGTAAAGAAGAGAAACCGCGCGTGTCCGCGCTGGATGCGACTTTGAGCGATTTTGCCGAAATGCGGAAAAAGATGCGCAAACCGCTTACCGACCGCGCCCTTGCGCTCACGCTTTCCGAGCTGGAAAAGCTCGCCCCCGGCGATGACGATAAGAAGATCGCCATACTCAACCAGAGCATCCAGCGCGGTTGGCAGGGCGTTTTCCCGCTCAAGGACGAGCCGGAAGCGCCAAAGAAAACAGCTTCTGCCCGTATGCCGCATGGAGACGACTGCGACCGGCTCAAAAGGATTCTGGCAAATCTTGAAAATAAACCAAACGAAAAGGAGTAACAAACATGAAAGAAACAAACATCGGAAAGTACGTCATCATCCGCGGAGATCGCTCTGGCGTATTCGCTGGAACCATCGCCGCCAGAGATGGGCGGGAAGTCCAGCTCACCGACTGCCGCCGTATTTGGTATTGGGACGGCGCGGCAAGCATCTCACAGCTCGCCATTGACGGCACGAGCAAGCCGGGCGCCTGCAAGTTTCCGGCGCCGGTGGAGGAGATCACAATCCTCGACGCTATCGAGATCATCCCCTGCACGGGAAAGGCCGAAGCCAGCATTAAGGCGGTGCGCGAATGGAAGTGCTGACGCGGGAGGCGTTCCTTCATACGGATTTTGACGGCGACGGCGACGGCTCCGGCTCCGGCGACGGCTACGGCTACGGCGACGGCTCCGGCGACGTCTACGGCTACGGCTACGGCTACGGCGACGGCTACGGCTCCGGCTACGGCGACGGCTACGGCTACGGCTCCGGCTCCGGCGACGGCTACGTCTACGGCGACGGCTCCGGCGACGGCTACGGCTCCGGCTACGGCTCCGGCTCCGGCGACGGCGACGGCTACGGCTCCGGCTACGGCTCCGGCGACGGCGACGGCTCCGGCTTCGGCGACGGCGACGGCTTAAAATCCCTGAACGGTCAGACGGTTGATATGATCGACGACGTGCCAACGATTCTCACGCGCATCAGGGGGAATGCGGCCAAGGGGTTTATCGTCCGAAATGATCTCTCACTTGCTTCTACATTTGTTTGCAAGCAGGGAAACTCGTTTGCCCACGGCGAAACGTTGCACAAGGCGCGGGAGGCGCTTCTTGAAAAGCTCTTTGACGATATGCCGACGGAAGGGCGAATCGAGGCGTTTTGTTCCGAGTTCAAGCCCGGCGTAAAGCGCCCGGCCATGGACTTTTTCTCGTGGCACCACCGCCTCACCGGAAGCTGTGAGCAGGGGCGTCGCGAGTTTGCCCGGAAGCATGGAGTTGACATCGAAAGCGATGAGCTGACGCCCGAAGAGTTCTTCGCTCTGACGCGCGATTCATACGGCAGCAGCATCATCCGACAGACGGAAAAGGAATTTGCCGCCAGAAGCGGCGAGATCGTAGAGGCGGAAGAATGATCTACATCGGCATAGACCCCGGCAAGAACGGCGGACTTGCCATTCTGCAAGGGGATGAAGTCCAGACGTTCCGGTACGACCGCGACACCTACCGCTGCGTACTCTCCGACCTGCGCGGGGAAAAGGCGGTGTGCTGCTTAGAGCATGTCGGCGTGATGCCGAAGAATGGAAGCGTGTCCATGTTCCACTTCGGGGAAAACTTCGGCTGGCTACAGGGGACATTGGAGGCGTTTGGCGTCCCTTACGAGCTGGTAAAACCGCAGAAGTGGAAGAAGGAATTTTCCGTCACGGCGGACAAGAACACGTCCATAGAGGTCTGCAAGCGGCTCTTCCCCGGTGTGAATCTCATCCCGCCGGGCTGCCGCAAAGAGCATGATGGAATGGCAGAATCTTTACTCATGGCACTCTACGCCAAGCGGAGGCTCTGATGAAACGAATTGACCTGACCGGGCAGCGCTTCGGACGCCTGACGGTCATACGATACGACCACTCCGAGCACTCCGGTGCGCATTGGCTCTGCAAATGCGACTGCGGAAACGAGAAAGTAATTGCCGGTTATTCTCTGCGGAGCGGAAAAACAAAATCCTGCGGCTGCCTGAATTCCGAGGCTTCAATGACAAAGCTCGAAAAGGCAAGGGCGGCTATAAAGGCACGACCGAGAAAAGACCTGACAGGTCAGCGGTTCGGGCGGCTCGTTGTCCTCGGCCTTGCCGATGTGCCGGACAGGAAGGGCTTCATTTTCTGGCGCGTCCGCTGCGACTGCGGAACGGAAAAAGTCATCATGCAGAACAACATCATCTACGGGCAAACGCGATCCTGCGGCTGTCTCGCAAACGAAGTGAGAGCGGCCAGAGCCGAACACATGAGGCAGGGGAGAAAGCCGAAAAAAGCGCCTGTGGAAGTCAAGAAGCCGAAAAGCGAGAAAACGGCCACTGTCCGAAAGGTTTACCCAACAAGAACCGCCGCAGAGTTTTTCCGCTTCTCCAAAGCGCACGGATGCAGCGTGTGCGCGGATAGGAAGGACTGCGACATGACATTCTGCAAATACGAAAAGGAGCTGACATCGTGAACGAAAAACAAGAAAAGAAACGCCGGTACAATCTGCGCCTTGAGTACATCGCGCATTTCAACAAGTGGCTGGACAGCGAGCCGCCCCGGTGGCGCTTTATCCGCTGGCGCAAGTGGAAGAACAGCCGACCGGTGTGGGAGGACGCGGCATGACCTACGAAGAAGCAAAACGAATCCTGCACCCTGACACTACGCGGGAAGCGCTTGCCGAGATCGAGTTCTTAGGAGGTTTCAAAGGCAAGGAGAAAACGCGGAAGGCGGTAGACGAGGCTTGCCTTATGGCGTGTGAGGCGCTGGACAAGCAGATTCCGAAGACGCCGAACAGCGGCGTTGACAGAACATGGGGAACGCCCACGAAAGAAGCCATTTGTCCCGCGTGTGATTACGCCCTTGGGCATTGGGAATTTATAGGCGGCGGTGAGAAGATCACATACTGTGAGCACTGCGGACAGGCTATCACTTGGGAGGGCTGGGAATGGACAGATTGAAACCTTGCCCGTTCTGCGGGAAACCCGTGTCAATTGTCTACAACTCGCTTGACAGGGTGTTCAAAGTTTATCACACATACGGCGATGACGAATACAACTGCTGCATCATCGACCCGATACTGATTGATGCAGTGTCACTCAAAGATGCGTCTGATGCATGGAATAGGAGGGTTGACA